GAACGATGCACAATTCCAAAGGTTTACCGAGCGCGTAGCGGAATACAGCACGCGCAGCGATCTAACCAGCGGCGTAAAGTCGCTAATCCAAACGCTGGCCTGCGTAGAGATTGAGGAAGAAACTTTGCAGGCGTACTGCAACGAAAACGGTACGTGCTACATGGTGACGGGCAAAAGCGGCGACGTGTACAGCAGGGCGCGACCCGAATGGCAGCAGCTGAAGGAAGCGCGAATGCGAAAGCAGGCCATGATTGCCACGCTTGAAAGGTTGGTAGGAACGACGACGGAAACCGAGGAAAGCGTTGACGGATATTTCAGCTGAATACTATTTCGACGAGGATAGCGCAAACCGCGCCGTTGACTTCATCGAGAAGTTTTGCACCCACGTTAAAGGCGAGTTAGGCGGGCAACCGTTCCTGCTGGAGGGCTGGCAAAAGGACGACATAATACGGCCGCTCTTTGGTTGGAAGAAAGCCGACGGCCGAAGGAAATACCGAACCTGTTACGTTGAGATTCCAAGGAAGAACGGCAAGTCGAATTTAAGTGCAGCAATTGCGCTCTACATGCTTTTTGCAGACAATGAACCCGGCGCGGAAGTCATCAGCGCAGCCGGCGACCGTAACCAGGCCAATATTGTTTTCAGCATCGCGCAGGAGATGATCCACAACAACAAGCACTTGAGCCAGCGCGCCAAGGTGTTGCGTTCGCAAATTGAATACAAATCCAGCTTTTACAAAAGCATCAGCGCAGAGGCCAGCACTAAACACGGCTTCAATTGCCACGCCGTTATATTTGACGAACTGCACACGCAGCCGAACCGCGATTTGTGGGACGTGCTTGTTACGTCTACCGGCGCGCGTACGCAGCCTTTAATTATTGCGCTAACAACCGCCGGACATGATAGGAATTCGATTTGTTTTGAAGTGCATGAATACGCTCGGCAAGTGGCGGCGGGCACTTTACGCGACGAAACTTTTTTACCGGTACTTTATGCCGCTGATGAAAGCGATGATTGGACAAGCGAAGAAACATGGAAGAAAGCCAATCCGGGATACGGCACGATCTGCACGAAAGCCTATTTTGAGCAAGAAAGCAAGAAAGCGCAGAACGTCCCGTCGTACCTAAACACGTTCTTACGGCTGAACCTCAATATTTGGACGAGCGCGGAAACAGCATGGATTCCCGATGATGTTTTCATGCGCGGGAGCGACCCGATACCGTGGGACAAGCTGCCGAGCTTGCCGGCCTTTGGTGGCCTCGACCTTGCAAGTACGCAGGATTTGACCGCCTTTGCTTTGCTATTCAGGGACGACGAATGCGATTGCTTTTACCTCATCGTCCACCAGTTCGTAAACCAAGACAAAGCCGATTCCAAGAAACTAAGCGCGGGAATTGATTACCACAGGTTTGCCAAGGACGGGCACATAACCGTCACGCCGGGCAACGTCACCGATTTTCGTTACGTCAAAGAACACATTGTCGAAGCGTGCGGCAAATATGACGTTCGGTCAATTGGCTACGACCCAAGGTTCAGCACCTACATCGTTAGCGAGCTGATACAAGACGACATTGAGATGCACCCAATGGCGCAGAATATTACCACGATGAACGGCCCTACGAAGGAATTTGAAATGCAAATGATGAAAGGCAATATTGTCCACGGCGGTAATGAGGTGCTGCGCTGGCAGATGGGCTGCGCAGTTGTTTACACGGACGTAAACGAGAACAAGCGCGTAACGAAAGAGAAGCACGAAAGCAAAAAAGTCGACGGCGTAATAGCTTCAATAATTGCTATGAACGAATACGGCCACTACAAAACAAGCGGCGCGAACGACACGATATTCGACATAATTTCCCTTTCGTAAATTGCGAACCATATGGCAACACTTCGCGACAGATTTAACGCGCTATTTCGTTACCGCGTAGGCAAATACGACAGCCAAGCAATCCCAAATGAACTGGGCATCTACGGGCACACGATTAGCGGCGCTAACGTAAACGAAGCGACGGCACTTACCATTTCCACGGTTTACGCTTGCACGTACAAAATCGCAAGTACGCTTGCCAGCTTGAACTTGGATATTTACGAGCGCAACGGCCGAAACATTGACGTTGCCAACGTTCACCCAGCGTTCGACGTTATCAAATACAAACCGAACGAATACCAAACGGCGTTCGAATTTTGGGAAACCATTATCAGCCACGCCGTACTTAACGGCTGCGGCTACGCGCTGATTGAACGCGACGCACGCGGCTACGCTACGCAGCTCATTTGCCTGGACTATTACGACGTCGACCGCAAATTCGTCAACGGCCAGCCCGTTTTTAGCGTTAAAAACGTCGGCATGGTGCAGCCTGAAAATATGCTGGAAATTTGCAACCTTCAGCGCAAAAGCCCGATCCGTCTACACCGTGAAAACCTCGGTTTAGCAAAAAGCGCGGAGGAATTCGGCGCGGAATACTTCGGAAGCGGCGGACAAATGACCGGTATTCTATCCAGCGACCAGCCTTTAAAAAAGGAGCAGATGGATATTATCCAGCAGTCCTGGAATAAGGCGCAGAACCAAGCCGGCACAAAGCTTTTGCCGTTCGGCTTTAAGTATTCCCGCATCAGCATCAGCCCCGACGAAGCGCAGTTTATCGAAACGCGCAAGTTCCAAGCCGAGGAAATTTGCCGCATTTTCAGCGTGCCGCCGGCCTTGGTGCAACTAGAATCGCAGACGACATACAACAACGTCGAGCAACAAAATTTGCAGTTCGCACGCCATACCGTTACGCCGTGGGCAAAGCGCATAGAACAAGAAATCGACCGGAAGTTATTGCAGGCACGCGAGCGGCCGGAGCTGTACAGCAAGTTCAATTTGAACGATTTGTACAGGGGCGATATGCAAAGCCGCGCGGCGTTCTATACGCAGATGCTGCAAAACGGCGTGTTGAACATTAACGAAGTGCGGCAAAAGGAAGATATGAACCCCACGGAAGGGGGCGACAGCCATGTAATTCAGGTGAACCAGTTGGCGCTAAACAAGCTGCAAGAATACAGCGAAAAATTAGCAAGCAATGGCGTTCAATGATTATCCCGAAAGCGCGGTAAATAACGCCAAGCGCGCACTCAAATGGGCCGATGAAAACGGCTGGGGCAGTTGCGGGACGCCGGTCGGTAAATCGAGGGCTAACAGCATAGCCAAACGGGAAAAGCTATCTTTAGACACAGTAAAGCGCGTTTACAGCTTTTTAAGCCGTCACGCACAAAACGCCGATGTACCTTACGACGAAGGTTGCGGCGGTTTGATGTACGACGCATGGGGCGGTAAATCCATGCTGCCTTGGGCGCGCAAAACAATTAATAAAATGGAAGAAAAGAACAACAACCACGAAGCCGAGTTGCGCAAGCAGTACGGCGACGACGTGGAATTGAGAACGTCCGAAGTGCGGGCAGCGGGCGACGATTCGTTAGTTGTCGAAGGCTACGCCAGCAACTTCGACGTTGAGTACGATTTAGGGTATTTCAAAGAGTCCGTAGCGCGCGGCGCGTTCGACGACGTGTTAGGCGACGACGTGCGGTTCTTGCTGAACCATACCGGCGCGCCACTTGCACGAACTACCAACGGTACGTTAGAACTTACAGTCGACGAAACCGGTTTGCGATACCGTGCGGCCCTTGCCGACACGCAGGACGGTCGCGACCTTTACAAGCTGATCAAGCGCGGCGATATTACCCAAAGTTCGTTTGCGTTTACGATTGACGCGGACGAATGGAGCGAAGACCGTAGTACGCGAACCATTACCAAAATCGGCCGTTTGTTGGATACGTCAGCCGTGACTTACCCAGCAAGCCCCAGTACGACAGTAGCAGCGCGAAACATGGCAGCGGCGGCGCAGGAAGCGGAGGAACTGAACGACGAACAGGAAACGCAAGAACCGGCAACGGAAGAACGCGCAGAACCTGAAACCATAAAAACCGAAGCGCGTAACTTTACGCCAACAACTAAGAACAATTTTTCAAATATGACTCTTAACGATTTAAAGGGCCAGCGTTCAGCATACTACGAAGAGTTCGTAGGTATCGGACAGAAGGCCGACAGCGAAGGCCGTTCATTGACTGAGGCCGAGCAAGAACGATGCGACAAGCTCGACAACATGGTTGCCGACTTGGACGTAAAAATTAAGCACAAGCAGCGCGAGCAGGAAATGGTTGCACGCATGGCGCAAAGCGGCACGGCATCGAACGCTGAGCAGCGCGAAGTTGAGCGCGTTCACGGTGCGTTCTCTTTGTCGCGTGCAGTTGCACAGGTAGCCAACGGCCGCAACTTGGAAGGCGCGGAAGCGGAATGGGCGCAGGAAGCCGCCAAGGAAGCACGTTCGCAGGGCTTGCAGCTCGCAGGACAGATTGCCATTCCTTCAATGGCTTTGCGTGCTTTGGGCGACGCTGACGAACACAGCGCGACCACAGGTTCAGGCGCAGGCTTTGTACCTGAAGTTGTACCGGCAGCAATCGAGGCATTGCGAGCGCCAACCGTTGTTGAAGGTTTGGGCGCTACCGTTATTCGTAACGCCGTCGGAAATTTGCAGTTCCCACGCGTAAGCACGAAGGCCACAGGAACGGGCGAAGGCGAAGCCGATGCAAACGCCAATTCCGGTTTGGTGCTCGACGAAGTGTCAATGACACCGGAACGCGTCAGCGCGAAGACGACGTACACGAAGCAATTGATTTTGCAAGGCGGTGCGGCAGTCGATTCGTTGATTGCAAACGACCTCACGGCAGCAATGAACGCATTTATTGACGACCGCGCGTTCGACGTCATTCTCGCCGACTCTGATATTGCAGACAAGTCGAATGCAACAGCGTCCGAAGCAATTGTAGGCGACGCAGAAATTGCAGCTATGGCCGTACAGATGGAAAGCAGCGTATTGGCAGCGGGCGGCAACTTGGCCGGCGCAACTTACGTTATGAGTCCACTTGCATACGAGTTGACAAAGCACGCAGTTGGCGTTACGGGGGTTAAGGCTTTGTTCGAAAACGGCGAGTTCAACGGATTCCCAGCAATTGCAACGCCTTACTTGGTCAACGCATCTGCAACTTTGGGACAGGTTGTATTCGGTAACTTCGCGCAAGGCCTCATCTTGGCTTACTTCGGCGGCCTCGACTTGTTGGTTGATCCATACAGCGCAGCAGGCAACGCGCAAGTGACCTTGCACGCGAACCGATTCTTCGACGTTGCAGTACGTCAGCCGGGCGCGCTCGCTATGGCGAAGGACGTTGCAGCAGCAGACGAGTAAGATTTAGCACAATTCTAAGAAAGGGGCGGCTTCGGTCGCCCTTTTTTTATGCCCTGAAACCTTAGTAAATACAGGGAAAACAAAAAAAGTCGTAAAATAATTCCGAAAAAATTTGCGTAGAAAGAAATCATTACCGTATCTTTGAGACATCAAACGAAACAAACAGAACAAATGATTACAAGCCGCCGCACCCTCGCAATCGAACTCAGCAAAGGAAACGTAAACGCTGCAACAGTTAGTAAAAAGCTCGACCGCATTGTTAACCTTTGGTTGAGCCGAAACGAAATAGTAAAGGAAGCAGGGCAATACAAGCTCGCATAACAGAAGCCCCTCCGGGGGCTTTTTTTTTGTCCGTATTTTAGCGACATGATGACCGTTGAAATAACAGGTACGCCGACGCTCGACAGCGTAATAACGGTTGCCGATCTTAAAGAACATTTGCGCGTTGACCACAGCGACGAAGACACGCTAATAACAAGCCTACGCGCGGCCGCCATTTCGTGGGTTGAGGATTATTGCAATACGCGGCTGGGCGACGTTACTGCCGTGGGTTACCTCGACTTTTTTTACAACGCGCGTTTTCCCGTCGGGCCGGTCAACTCGATTTCTTCGGTGACGTACACAGACGCGAACGGCGACACGCAGACGCTGCCCGCTGCCAACTATTGGTTCGACATTAAAACCAAGTCGGCGCGCATTACGTTTGACAACGTGCCACAGCTTTACGACGATACATTCCACGCGGTACAAATCAACATGAACGTAGGATACGCCGAAGCCGACGTACCTGAACCAATCTTGCACGCCATCCGCTTGCTCGTTGGGCATCTGTACGAAAACCGGCAGCAGGTAACTCGAACCAGCGTAAACGAGCTGCCGTTAGGTATTCATTCCCTTGTTTCACCATACCGCAATATTTTGGCTGTATGAGGTTCGGAACTATGGATCGCCGGATAACTATTCAGCGCGCAACGCTGAGTGCAAACCCGTACGGCGAACGCGCTGAAACGTGGGGTACGCTGGCGACGGTATGGGCCGAGGTGCAGTACAAGGAAGGCAGCGGCCGTGAAGTCGTACAAAGCGACCAGTTGTACAGCAGCCAGCCCGTGCATTTTATCATTCGGTATTCGTCGGACGTAAGCGGCATTCGCCCAAGCGACCGCGTAAGCTACAACGGCGATACCTACCAAATTGAAGGCATCCAAGAAATTGGACGCCAGGAAGGTTTTCGAATCGTTACAACTTTACGCGGTGAGTAATGGACGATATGCAAAAACAATTGCGCAAAATCGAAAAGCGTTTAGACCGCGCCGCACGATTTGGAAGCATAAAGCACAAAGAAATCCGCAAGGCGAACCGTGCGGCTGCCCGAACGTACGTTCCTATTCAGCGCGGGTTTATCCGCAACTTCAAAGAGGATATACAGATACGCCCGGATTTAATCGTAACCCGTGGACAGTTGCGGCGTTCTATTGGCGTATGGTTTCCGAAAGGCAGCAATACAGCCATAGCCGGGCCGCGTGCAAATTACGCCGGCAAAACGAAGCTAAAACGCAAAGTTCGCGACAACGCCGACGGCTGGTTCGCGCACATCGTAGAAATGGGAGCACGCCCTTCGCAGATGCGTAAAGGCGGCAAGCGAGGCGGCGCAGGGATACGTATAAACACCATAAACAGCGGCGCATTCGAAAAGGGTTTGCGCGCAGGGCAACCGAAAGTAAAGAAAGCGCAAATAAGCCTGTACCGAACCGAGTTTAAAAGATATATGAAATGACAGTAGGCAAGGCTATTTACCACCTTTTGACGAATGCAACGGACGTAACGGACATCGTAAGCACGCGCATTTATCCGGAAATTGCGCAGCAGGACGCCGATCTGCCTTACATCGTTTACAACGTAGCTAACAACGAACCGACGGATACGAAGCCCGAACCGTCGAAGCTCGACACAGCGCAGGTTGAGGTCAATATTTACAGCGACAGTTACCGCGTTGTCATTGACTTAGCGGTAGCCGTTCGCGCTGCCCTCGACCGCGTAAAGGGCACGTACGCCGGCGTCAACGTTCAGAGCATCCAGTACCTGAACGAAATAATTGACTTCGACGAACCGCAGCGCGCGTACAACATCAGCGCCGACTACGACGTACGCATTAGCCGAACCGATTTTGAGATTGCGCAGGGTTCGCCCATTACCGGCGTACAGCTCGGCGAGCTTTCCGACGTTGACGTTGACGGCGTATCGAACGGCCAGCTCATTGCATACAACAGCACGAGCGGCAACTGGGAAGCGGCGGACGATGCAGGCGGGGCGGAAACCATTGGCGCGTTAAATGACGTTGCGATTACCACGCCTGCAGATCGTGAAGCTCTTATTTACGACGGCGGCAACTGGGTAAACGACAACATCAGCAAATCGGACGTCGGGTTGGGCAACGTGGACAACACCAGCGACGATGATAAGCCCGTAAGTTCAGCCACGCAAACGGCTTTGAATGCGAAGGCAGACACCAGTGCCGTACCTACGGAGTTGAACGACCTCAGCGACGTAACGATTACAGGCACGCCCGCAGGTAACGAGGCCTTAATTTTTGACACGGCCACAAGTTCCTTCAAGTCGCTGCCAAACTTTACGAACCGCTTTGAAGACGAGGCGGAAAACAACAAGCCCAGCACGCCATTTTCGGAGCGCGTGTACACGGTGAAGGCAGACGGGGATGGTATCTTTATCGAC